CAGCACTGGCCTGGCGCGCCGCTGGGCATTTACTCGGCCAGCATCGGCAAAAAGCAACTTGGTGAGCCGATCACCTTTGCAGGCATTCAGTCCATCCGCACCAAGGCTAAGCAGATCGGCCACGTCGACTTGGTGATCATCGACGAGTGCCACCTGGTCAACCACAAGGACGAAGGTGGGTATCGCCAGTTCCTGGCCGACCTGAAGGCTATCAACCCTGCATTGCGGGTTATCGGCCTGACAGCCACACCCTACCGCCTGGGGCACGGTCTGATCACCGACAAGCCTGCGCTGTTTGATGATCTGATCGAGCCGGTCAGCATCGAGGAACTGGTGTTCAAAGGCTACCTGGCCACGCTGCGCAGCAAGGTCACCAGGGCCAAGTTGGACACCTCTGGTGTTCACAAGCGAGGTGGCGAGTTCATCGAATCCGAACTGCAGGCCGCAGTCGACACCGATGACAACAACCAGAGGGTGGTGCGCGAGGTCATCGACCTGGCTGGCGACCGCAAGGCGTGGCTGGTGTTCTGCACAGGCGTCAAGCACGCCCAGCACGTGGCCGAAGTCCTGCGCCAGCATGGAGTGACGGCCGAGTGCGTGACAGGCGAGACACCGAAGAAGGAGCGAGAGCACCTGCTGACCGAGTTCAAGGCAGGCCGTATTCGCGCGCTCACCAACGCCAACGTGCTGACCACTGGCTTCGACTACCCTGACATTGACCTGATCGCCATGCTGCGCCCGACCATGTCGGCCAGCCTGTACGTCCAGATGGCAGGCCGGGGCATGCGAGTCAAAAGCCACACCGACCACTGCCTGGTGCTCGACTTCGCCGGGGTGGTGGCCACGCACGGTCCGATCACCGCCGTGCAGCCGCCCAAGAAGGCAGGCGACGGCAACGGTGAAGCGCCGGTCAAGGTCTGCGACAACTGCGGAGAGTTGTGCGCCATCGCCGTTGCAACTTGCCCGGCCTGTGGCCATCCTTTCCCAGAGCCAGAGCGCAAGAAGCTGGAACTGCGCGACGATGACATCATGGGGCTGGAAGGCAAAGACCTGGAGGTCACCTCCTGGAACTGGCGCAGGCATGTCAGCCGCGCGTCAGGCAAGGAGATGCTGTCCTGCACCTACTACGGCAGCCTGTCCGACAAGCCGATCACCGAGTACCTGCCGGTGCTGCACGATGGCTACGCTGGGCAGAAGGCCATGCGCCAGTTGCTGACCATGGCCAACTCGTCTGGCGCACACCTGGCCGATGCTGCCCACCTGGAAGGCAGCGAAGGGCTGGACTACCTGGCGGTCCAGATGAGCAACAGCAAGCCGCCCAGCAGCATCGAGTACCGGCTGGATGGGAAGTTCCACCGGGTCATCAAGAGGAGTTGGGTGTGAGCCGAGGCAAAGCCCTGCCGCACTACGGCAAGATCGGTGTGGCCAGCCTGTCCAGTGAGGTCAAGGCCATCTGGTACAGCCGCCACATCGAGCCTGATCCATGTGAGCCGGTGGACACCTACTGGTCAACAGTCACCGATCCGGACCTGGTGCTGCTGCAGGACTTTGCCAGGCGTCTGGTGGCCATCACGCCGCTAACAGAGGTTGAGGAACAGGCCGTTGCGCTGTGCGTGCTGGACAACTGCACGCTGCGCGAGGCAGGCCAGGAAATGGACCGGACACAGGAGCGCGTGCGCCAAATTTTGATGAAAGCCATGCGGAGGTTTCGCACGCACCAGGCAACTCTGACTGGCGTGCCTTCATGGGAGTTGGATACCAGGGACATGACCTGGTCTTTTTGGAAGTACGAGCAAAGGAGAAGCAAATGAGTTGGACCGAGTTGGAAATGAAGGTGATCCGATGGGCCGAGGACAGGCGCATCATTCCGAACGCCACACCAGTGAGCCAGTTGCTCAAGGCCGTGAGCGAGATGGGCGAGTTGGCCGATGCAGAAGGCAAGCGCGATCAGGCTGCCATCGAAGACGCTGTGGGCGATGTGCTGGTGTGCTTGATCAACTACTGCGCACTGCGCGACCTGGACATGACGCAATGTCTGGCCAGTGCCTACGAGCAGATCAAGGACCGCCGAGGCACGCTGATGCCGGATGGCACGTTTGTGAAGGAGCAGGCATGAGCACCAGACCACCAGAGCCAGAGTTCCTGATCCAGTGGCGCGAATGGGACCGGGCCGGGCCGCCCAAGTGCTGCCACACCTGCGATCACTTTAACCAGTCCGGCCACTGCCTGGCGTTCGACATGCGGCCGCCAGACGACTTTGCTGCCACGCCGGATTCCTGCGACCAATGGATTCAAGAGATTCCGTTTTGACTGCCGACCGCATCCCCACCGAGCACGAGGAGCAGCGCGAGGTGGTGCGCTGGTTCCGGCAGACCTGGCCAGGCGTGCGCATCTTTGCCATCCCCAACGGAGGCCACCGCAGCATGGCCACCGCTGGCCGCCTGAAGGCTGAAGGTGTGGCCTCTGGCGTGCCCGACCTGTTCGTGCCTGCCTGGCGCTTGTGGGTCGAGATGAAGCGCAGCAAGGGTGGCAGCCTCAGCCCAGAGCAAAAGGACTGGATCGCATACCTTGAAAGTGTGAATTACTGGTGTATAGTGGGAAAAGGTGCTGACGATGCCAAGGCAAAAATCAGCGCCTTTTTTGACCACCATAAGGACACTTTATGAGCACTCGCATCTACCTGGTCACCGACACGGAGACCAACAAGCACCGCCTGATCCGCGCAGGCAACCAGGCCCAAGCCATCCGGCACGCAGCGCAGACGCGCTTCGACAGTGAGGTCGCTGGCCAGGACGATCTGGTGAGCCTGCTGTCGCACGGCATTCCTGTCGAGGTGGCAGGTGGCCCGGCCATGGCCGACCTGTTCGAAGAGGCTGCGCTGGCTGCTGGAGGGACCGACTGATGAAACGCTACATCGGAACCAAGATCATCCACGCTGTGGATGAAAAGCACAGCGAGTCTGGCCGCGAAGGCTACCGCGTGCGCTACGCAGATGGCTACGAGTCCTGGTCGCCCAAGGAAGCGTTCGAGGATGCCTACCGCGAGTGCGACTCCATGACGTTTGGCCTGGCGCTTGAGTGCCTCAAGAAAGGTATGCACGTTTGCCGCGCAGGCTGGAATGGAAAAGGCATGTGGCTGGAGTTGCAGCGTCCTGACGAGCACAGCAAGATGACGCTGCCTTACGTGTACCTGAACTACCCTGCAGACGCACAGAACACACCTGGCGCGCGCGTTCCATGGCTGGCAAGTCAGACCGACATGCTGGCTGAAGATTGGAAGGTCGTGATATGAGCACCAAGCAAACTGACCAGCCGAAGGAGAAGAAGGGTCGTTTCATGACGATCCGCATCCCTTCGGAGATCGACAAGGAACTGCGTCAGCGCGCGGACGAGAACACTCGGACGCTGGCTGCGCAGGTGCTGCACTACATCAAGCAGGGGATGGCCAATGAGAAAACGGCTCAGGTTTGATGTGAAGTGGCTGCCGCGCAAGGCACCATATCTGGCCATTGGCTTCGAGATGGGCGAGTTTCGCCTGTACCTGTGGCTGGTGGACATTGAGGTCTGGTGGAGCTACTGATGGCGCAGGACATCCCCAACGACAAGCGCCATGTGCTGGTGGCGCTGCTTCGGACTTCGCCGGTGAGCTTGGCCGTGTGCCGGGCCATCGGTGGGCCGAGGCCTCCAGCCGTGGCCGTGTTCTTCGACCGCAAGTAGCACACCTTCAGCCTGGTGGATGTGGCCGCATCATGAGAAAGTCCAGCAAGCGCAAGCCTGCTGGCAGGCCCAAGACCTACAACATGTTCAACGAACTGCTGGCCAGCCCAACAGAGCCGCTGCCGCAGGAGTACCGCACATACCAACTCACCAGAATGTACGAAGGGCTGCACGCCCTGGAGATGGCCGACAACCCCACCACCGAGGACTGGCGCGTGGTGAGCGACGCCGTCAACATGCTGGAAACCTTGGTGGTCGAGATGCAGGTCTGCGAGGACGCCAGCGGTTTGCTGCAAGACGCCATCCGTGGCCTTGCCGTGGCCGGACAGCGCAACAAGCGCGAAGGCAAACCCATCAGGCTGGACGGTCCAGGAATCCAGGCCGTGCGCGCCGTGTTGGCCAGTTACGCCGAACTGCTGGACCTGCTTCCAGCGCGCACCATGTACCGATGCCACCGCCTGACCGAGCAGCGCATCCACGACATTCTGGCCGGACGCAAGCGGCCGCATGACGTCGAGATTGTCTAGGGTTTTCCCTTATGCTTGCGAATGTGTGATTTTGTGGTAAAGTGTGGTCATCGCAACCAACCAGCAAGGAGCTGACCGTGAAGATTAAACGTTACCAAATCATCCTGATCGGCCTTGCCATGCTCGCAGCCTTCGGTTTGCTTGGCAGCATGGACAAGGAAGAAGAGGAGCGCCAGCAGGCCGAATACTGCGAGATGGTTAAACTGTGGAAAGAGACCAATGGTCAGGCAGGCTGGCCAGCATTCAATGGAGAAGGAGCGTGCAAATGAGGCATCCGATCATCGGGCAGTATTCAGATGCACAAATGCGTTTCAAGCGAACCACGGACACCAGCAATCTTGTGAAACAAGGCCCGGTGTTTGCCTGGCATCAACGCGCCATGGCGCAGTTCATCAACATTTTTTTGTCTTTGATTCGTGGAGTGGTGAAATGACATTCAGCCCACCCACTCGAATGCATGTCATCCCGGTCAACGACCTGCGAGAGCACGAGGCCTCTGCCGACTGCTGGTGCAGGCCCACACCAGACGATGAGCACGACTTCTTTGTGC